CTTGAACGCCTTGAAAACCCTGAGGGGGAAGAAGAGGAAGTAGAGGAAGAGGAAGAGGTCGTAGAGGAGGATGTCATTGAAGATGATGAGGAGGAGGCGGAAGAGGAATCTTCTGCCCCTCTTAGTAAGGAAGAGGAATCGTTCAAGAAGCGATACTCTGATCTTCGTAGGCATAATCAAAAAATCTCTGATAGTTTGAAAGAGAAAGAGGCCGAATTGGCCCTCGTAAAGAAACAGAAAGCAACTGCGGGTCTGCCTAGTGCAGAGGAAGCAGAAAGCTGGGCAAAAGAAAATCCTAAGGCTGCAGCCATTATTCGTGCGCTGGCCTCGGAACAAACCTCTGTTACGTCGGAAGAGTTGTCCCAAGTGAAGGACAAACTTAACCGTGCAGAGCAAGAAGCTCGTATCCTCAAGGTCCATCCAGACTTCGAGTCGATCACGAGTGAATCAGAGTTTCACGACTGGGCTGATGAACAGCCTGAGCGTGTGCAGTCACTTATCTTCAGTAAATCTGCGGATGACGTGATCTGGGCAGTAAGCCAGTATAAAAAAGAAATGCTGGGTGAGAAGCCGAATATGAAGAAAGAGGCTGCGAAGTCTGTGTCTTCAAAGTCTACTTCTGCTGAACCTAAGTCTCAAAGTAAAGGGCACTTTACTGAGTCTATGGTGAGCAAAATGTCGATGCAAGAGTACGAGAAAAACGAAGAAGCCATTACCAAAGCAATGCGTGATGGCACGTTTACTTACGACCTCTCTGGCGCGGCACGGTAATACAGCCCCGTAAGGTTTCCTGTATTATTTAACACAAAAGCATACCCACCCTAAGTTGGCCGAGGGGCATAGGCATATGTACCCTCCACCCACAATGGAATGGCCCTGTTGTGTTGATGGTCGAATAACAATATTATCATCAACAAAGGACTAATAAAATGGCTTTTAGAGCTTCTGCGGGTCACGGCTCGCTTCCTAATGGCGTCTTTTCGCCTGTAATCTACTCCAAAAAAGCACAACTTGCTTTCCGTAAATCGTCTGTGGCTCAGTCCATCACGAACTCGGAGTATTTTGGTGAGATTGCTTCTTTCGGTGACTCGGTTAAAATCATCAAAGAACCTGAAATTCAAGTTCGCCCATACTCTCGTGGTAAGATTATCCAGCCACAGGATTTGCTGGACGAAGATTTCTCACTGGTTATTGACCAAGCTAATGAGTTTGCCTTCCAACTGGAAGACATTGAACAAGCTCATTCGCACATCAACTGGATGTCGATGGCTACTGATCGTGCAGGCTACAAGCTTCGTGACCAGTTTGACTCAGAAGTTCTGGGTTATATGGCTGGGTACAAGCAGTCGGTTATCGGCAACCCTGCTGATACCCCTCGTGTAGCGGCTGATATCCCCGGCACTAAAGCAGTTTCGACTGCAGGTGCTAACGAACTGTTGGCATCTAACCAACTGACACGTGGCTCGTTCCTTGCCGCTGGCTCGACAAACTCGATCCCAGTTGCTCCACGCTTCCCCGGTCAGCAGACTAAACCTACAGACCTAGTGTCGCCACTGACCATCTTGGCTCGTATGGGCCGTAACCTTGATCTGCAGAACGTGGATCAGCAAGGTCGTTGGTTGGTAATTGATCCTGTGTTTGCAGAAATGCTTAAGGATGAAGATAGCCGTCTGTTTAACGCTGACACCGCTGAAAAGGGTGGTTTGCGTAATGGCATGATTGGTAAGCAAGTCCACGGCTTCACTGTTTACATGTCGAACTCCTTGCCTCGTGTAGGTACTGGTCCTTCGGCAGTAGGTACGACTGCACAAGCTACCAACTTTGGTGTGCTGATTGCTGGTCATAGCTCGGCAGTGGCTTCGGCAGAGAACATCACTAAGACGGAAGACTTCCGTTCGCATGAGACCTTTGCTGATGTTGTTCGTGGTCTGCACGTCTACGGTCGTAAGATTTTGCGTCCTGAGTCGATCATCACTGCAATTTACAACGTAGCTTGATAGAAACAAAGGATTTTGAATAATGGCGACTCTTAATAGCGCGAAGCGCAACACCTCTGGTCAGCTTGATGCTGGCTATAAGGCTGTACCCCGTGTTCTCGACTTTGTTGTGGACATGGCTGTTGATGTGACTATGGGCACTGCTACAGATGACGTTCAGATTGCCACCCTTCCGGGCGGTGCTGTGGTCCTCTCCGTGACCCTTCAACAGGTTGGTGTAGGCACTGGTACAGGTACTCTGGTAGGCCGTGTAGGCACTACCACTGTCACTGGCACTCTGGCCTCCACTGCCCCTGCAGGTACGGTCTCTACGGCCACTGCTGCAGCCCTTCCTGCGGTTGTAGCTCTGGCTGGTGCAGAACTAAACGTACTGGGTGCTACGGCAGTCCGTACTGACGGTAAAATCCGGGTTATTGCTGTAATTGTCGAAGGTGATCGTTCTCCTCGTCAAGCTGCAGTAGCTGCTCGTGATGCTTCTGTCTAATTAACAAGGGGGGCGGGTCTTAGGGTCCGCCCCTTTTCTTCAACTAACCGGAGTGTGGTACCTTGACGTATAATTACCTTGAGCTTGTTAATGATGTCCACAAGCGCCTAAACGAAGTGCCCCTCACTTCTGGAAACTTTGCCTCTGCAGCCGGGGTATCAGCAGACATAAAAGGGTATGTTAATTCCTCTTTGAATAGAATTAACCGAGAAGAATTTGAATGGCCTTTTAACCACGTAACCAATACTGTCACCCTTGTGGTAGACCAGAGTAAATACTCCTACCCAACAGACGCAAAAAGTGTGGCATTTGACACCTTTCGTCTAAAAGGTGATGAGCTTTTGGGAAGCACCTCTAAAAGACTAAGCTTGTTGGACTACGAAGAACTCCTACAAAAATACCCAGACTATGAGTTCAACCCCACAGACCATCAAAACATGCCCAGTAGTATCACACGTAACCGAGACTTATCCTATACGGTAAGCCCCCCACCAGATGCAGCATACGATATTGTATACGAGTATTACAGGCTACCACTTGACATGACAAACTGGGATGATGTACCTTCGGTACCAGAACAGTTTCGTTGGACAATCCTAGAGGGTGCCCTCTACCATGCGTACATGTTCCGTGGTGGTGTAGAAGAAGCTTCTATCTCTAACAGTCTCTTTCAGAGTGGTGTCAAAGATATGAGAAAAATTTACATCAATCGAACAGAGTATGTAAGATCAACAATCATCCGTTCATAAGGGAAAAATATGGCTACGCAATGGCAGACGTTCCCCGTCGAACTTAGGGGTGGACTTATCACTAACATGGGGCGTCTCCAACAAGGTTTGGTAGCTCCGGGTAGTGCAACTATCCTACAGAATTTTGAGGCATCTATTGATGGGGGTTACTCCAAGATTGCGGGTTATCAGAAGTATTTAGATGTAGCTGTTCCCGGCACAGGTTTGATACACGGAGTTATCGCACTTAGTGGGTCTGAGGTGTTGGTAGAGCGGGATGGAAATTACTATTACTCAGACGGACTAACTTGGGCCAGTAAACTTGCTCTCACTACAGGGGGTAATATCAAAATTCGTGGACACACATACAACTTTACAGGTACCTCAAAAACTGTGGTTGTAGATGGTATTAACCCACCAGCGTATTTTAACTACCTTGCAAAAACGATGGCATACGGTGTAGGTGCCCCACCAGAGGTTGTTGGTGCAGATCGTGTACTAGAGTTTAAAAACCACCTCTTCTTCTCTAAAGACACATACCTCTCTTTTACCTCCCCATACCTTGAGAGCGACTTTAACATAGGCACTGGTGCAGGTGTTATAAACGTGGGGGATGAAATCACAGGTCTAGTAACTTTTAGGGAACAATTGATTGTATTCTGTGTCAATAGCATCTACAGGCTATCTGGTACAACATCCTCCGACTTTGTGCTCCAACCCATCACACATAACACAGGTTGCCTCTCTGGGGACACTATACAAGAGGTTGGTGGGGATATTATGTACCTTGGTCCAGATGGGATTAGGTACTTAAGCGCCACTGAAAGAAATAACGATTTTGGACTTAATCGTGCATCGGATAAGATACAGAAACAAGTTACGAGCATAGTTAGTTCAAGCTCCCTTTACTCCTCGATAACAATCTCCAGCAAGAACCAATATCGGCTATTCCACTATGTTGGTAATGTGGGTGCAACAAACTCTCGTGGTTTTATCGCAGTTAAGTTTTCGGATCAGAGTACCGATGACATCTCTTGGTCCACCTTAAAAGGTTTTAAGGTTTACTCTTCGGATAAACTGCAGGCAGAGGATACAGAGTATCTATTCTTCTCCTCCGATACAGACTACATCTACCGTATGGGGGTGGGGAATAGTTTTGATGGGGGAGATATAGAGGCTATTTTTGAGACCCCGTACATGGCGATCAATGACCCAAAAATTAGAAAGACTTTGTACAAGCATACCCTATATGCAAAACCACAAGGGCTTTTCTCACTATCTTGTAGAGTTAAATTTGATTACGATAACGAAACCTCGTCACAAACTCCTGTATTTGCCATTGGAGACAGTGTTGGTGCAGCAGCATATGGGAGTCCAGACAGTCTTTACGGGACAGCGGTGTATGGGGAAACAGCCTCAGAACAGTATTTCAATAATGTGGTTGGCAGCGGTTTTGTTGTGGCAATAAGATATTCAGATACATCTAAAATACCTTTATACAACATTAACTTCTTAGTCTTAGAATACCGAACAAACGAGAGGAGATAACCTATGGCTGGATACGTCCGTAATGATGTAACAGATCAAATTGCCAATGGCAATACTGTTGACGCTATACCACTAGATGGGGAATTTGACGCACTGCAGGCAGCTTTTGTGTCCACAACGGGACACTCACATAATGGGTCTCTTGGTGAGGGTGGCCCTATCTTGGTAGCAGGGCCTGCCCAAGATGTGGTTGTCTCCGCAAACAGTATCACACCAAAAACAGATAACTTCATGGACCTTGGTGCACCCACCTTTGAGTGGAAAAACCTCTATGTAGATGGAGTAGCTAATATTGATAGTTTGGTGGCCGACACTGCAGATATTAACGCAGGTACCATTGACGCAACCACTATTGGGGCTACCACACCTGCAGCCATTACTGGTACTGCTATTATCGGCACATCTCTTGCAGGACCACTCACAGGTAATGTCACAGGTAGTGTCACAGGTAACGTCACAGGTAACGTCATAGGTAATGTCACAGGTAATACCAGCACTGCAACAACCCTACAAACTGCAAGGAACATTTCCCTTAGTGGGGATGTGTCTGGCACAGTCTCCTTTGATGGCAGTGCAAACTCAAATATTGTAGCCACTGTTGCAGATAATTCTCATAATCATTTGGCTACGAATATTACAGATTTCGCAACTGCTGTGTCGTCGAATACCGCTGTGGCAGCAAACACAGCTAAAATTACAAATGCTACACACACTGGTGATGTCACTGGCAGTACAGCGCTAACTATCACCAATAATGCAGTGACCAATGCTAAGGCAGCAGATGTCCCAACAAGCACTATTAAGGGGCGTGTAACCGCTGCGACAGGTGATCCAGAAGACTTGACTCCTGCACAAGTAAGTACACTCCTCAACCTTGGGACGGCGGCAACCACGGCGGCCACAGACTACGCCACAGCAGCACAGGGGGCGCTTGCTGATAGCGCTGTGCAACCAACTGACATTGCCACACAATCCGTGTGGAACACAGGCACCAGCACCACAGAGGCGCTGATCAGTCCCTTGAAGTTGCGAGGAGCCACTGCCCCAAAACCCACTTCGGCATCTGGGGTTGGGCAATGGGCTGGTATCTCTGAGGCTGCAACATACACATTGCCAACCGGGGGAACTTGGGCGTGGTGTTACCTATCGTTTAACTCTGGGAATGAACTTTATGCTAGCACATCGGGCATAAGTGCTGGGGGGTCTACACTTTTCAACGACGGCGGTACTAATACCGCCCGTGGCTTTGCGTGGAGGATTACATAATGGAAATCACATTTAAGCGTACAGATGGTTCTTTCGTGGGCGTTGTCAACGGAATGCCATACCACATCATTCAGTCTGATCCATTGTTTGATGCGGCGATTGTAGTCGGGGCGAATGCGCCTTTTGAGCGTGTGCCAGCACTAACCGCAGCCGCAATCCTCACCAAAGAGCGCTTTACGATGACCTGTAGCCCACTCCAAGGTATCTTAACCCTAGGTGAATCCCAATGGAACAAGGTTCTTTCCTATCGTGACAACTACGCCTCATGGCAAGAGAAGGTCATCATTGACAGCGCTCAAACGTGGGTGCGCAACTCGGAGAACATCGCGTTCTTTGCCTACCTGTTGAACTTCACACCGGAACAAATCGACGACATGTTTCGCACAGCAATGGGAATCAACGCATAGTATGGGTAATGGTGTAGGACCAAAATGGTTCCCACTAGCTTTAAGGGAAGTGTTGACGAAGCTCGTGAGCTACTTCTTTAAAACTGCTTCTTGGGACATTCACGACGAGGGCTACGCTAAAGGAAGCCCAAGTCGCAAAGATTGTGACAATGGTTTTCTAAGGGCTATGCTCAAAGATGCTAGTGAGGCTGGCTCACCACTCAAGATGCTTGCCTGTAGTTTTTTGTCTTGGGGGCTTTGGTTAACTGTGAGGTTATTTGGTTGGACCACCTATAACCACAGAGGGCTGCCATGAAGATTCTTTCACACGTTAAGAAAAGACCTATGGAGGCATGGCTAGGTGGTATTACGGCAGGTTTAGGACTTTGGACACTGCTTCCCAGCACCTCAATGGAGTCTAGTGGTTATACCAAACTCTTAGCTATGGCAAATGAACCTACTTGGGGAATTTTATTTTTCCTTGTGGGCCTTGCCAGTTGGCTCTCTGTAGTGTTGAACGGCTTACGTTGGTGGACACCGTTCACACGTGCAGCCATGAACGCGGCAACAGCGATGTTATACGCAGCTTGGGTAGGAGGGTTTTGGGGGGTTAACCCTGCCAGCACGGCAGTGTATGTCTACTTGTGTTTGGTCATCGTATCAGTACGTTGCTTCTATCTAGCTGCACTAGACGTTAATACAAGGGTAGGAGAACTGCGTGCTAGAATTAACACCAGAGCCATTTAGTGCCATTATTATTGCTATTGGCACAGCCGCTGCATCAATTGTAGCACTTGGAATAAAAGCAGTATACTCAGCAATGTCCTCTGGGAATACCACTACACCAGAGGATAAAATGAAAGTAACAATGGAAGCCAACACATTGGCAATGACGGCAATGATCGACCAATTTAGACAAAACAATGGGTTGTTTGTAGGCTTGGGACACAAGGTGGATCAACTGGGACACAAGACAGACCAGACAAACTCTACACTAAAAGACATCGAGAGAATCCAGTCTAGTGTCCTCTCAGAGATTATCCGTGGGAATAGGAACAATTAATGAAAACTTCTAAAAAAGGGTTGGTGAAGATTATCTCCCATGAGGGTATTGTTGTCGGCCCCTATTTAGATAGTGTGGGTGTCTGGACATATGGGGTAGGACACACAGTTAATGCTGGTGGTATTGACCCAGCTAAACTCCCAAAAGTAGACACTCGTAATTGGGCAGATGGTTTGGTACGAGCAGAGTTGATTAAGGCCTTGTCCCTCTACGAACAAGACTTGAAGAAGTACGAAGACAGAGTGAACAAAGCAATTAAGGTGCCACTAAAGCAACACCAGTTTGACGCTCTTGTTTCGTTTGACTTTAACACTGGGGGGATTTTTAAAGCCAACCTTACAAAAGAAATCAACAGTGGAAATTTCAGTGGTAGGGGCTTTATGGGGTGGGTAAGACCCAAAGAGATTATCGGCAGACGTACTGCAGAACAGATGCTCTTTATCACAGGTGACTACGAGGATAAGAAAACTAAGGTTCCTGTGTACGATACCACTTCTACTGGCAAACCTGAGTTTAGGGAGAGTATGACAAGCTCTGAACTCACCACTTTGATGGGAGTGTCAAACAACACTGTTGTTGAACTACCTAAAGAAGAGGTAATAAGGGTAATTAGTGTTAAAGATAAACCTAATACCTTCACTAAGATTATTAATAGTATATTAACCGCCCTAAAACAATTTTTAAACCCCTAAGTATATATAGGTGTTTTTTAACCTTTGTCAAGGGGTAGGATGATATTTATTTTTGGAGGGTCACATGACCATACTAAAAAATGCACCCTCGAAGCTACCTACGAGGAAAATCTTGGCGGTGATTGTCGCTGGGGCAGTGGTAGGTGGTACACAAGCTGGATTAAACCTTCTTTGGCCTGATCACCCTTTCGCAGATGTCCTACAGGAGTTGGATGTTTGGGTACAAGCTGGTGTGATGATTGCTGCAGGGTATATAACGAGGGACGCAGATGTTCAACCCACTGAATAAGATTTATATGGGTATCATCTCTACCATCGTTGCTTTCGTGTCACTTGTCACCTTTGGGGTATTAAAAAAACGAGAAGGCGCTAAAGACGCTGAAGTGAAACAAATCCTAGAGGATGCTGAGAAGAGGGTAGAAGGTAAAAAAGATGTTATCAAAGAGAAAAGAAATGTTGATGGGATTTCTGATAGCGATCTTGTTGACCGCTTGCGCAGGCGCGGGGATGATTGGGACAGCCTGTGAAACCTTCCAATCTTATCGCTTAACTATGCCAGACCCAACAGGAGCCTCTAGAGCATTTTTAGAATGGCTAAACCTACTAGATGTGAACATGCTATCCGTATGTAGAAGAGGCTAATGATGTCAAAAAAGTTTGGTGGCTTCACTGCCCAACAAAATGAAATTCTCGCTAGGAAGATTGGCTTTAAAGGGCCTATGGACCAATTTGGTAAATTCCTCCAGTCGTCTCCCCAGCACCAACAAAAATTTGCTGGTTACGAGAGTAAAGCAAAGAATATGGTGGAGGGTGCTGCTCCTCAACAACCAACTCCAACTAAACCTGCCTTTGCAACAGGTGGTACTGTTCAAACTTGGACAGGCTCTAACACAACAAACAGTATTCTTACTGGGAATGACACTATCACCCCAAAGGTGGAAGTGACCCCTATGACCACCAGCCCAGACCAGTTCATTGCCCCTACGGCAGGACAGGCTGTGGCATCCCCTGACGTGACAGCCTCTACAGTGGCTCCTACAGCACAAGCTACAGAACAGGCGGCTACCCCTGCTCCACAAGTACAGACGGCCACTACAACCCCTGCTGTAGAGTCTGCTACAGAGGGTTTCCAAGCTGCACAAGGGACAGTGTCTGACGCATCTAAAGTAGAGGCTGCTACAGCCCTTCCTTCTTCTGATGCCACTGTACAAGGTCAGCTTGGTAAGTTGATGACGCAGTTTGAGGGTGGTGAAACACCTGCATGGGCTGCTGGAGCACTACGCAACGCCAACACTATGATGGCACAACGGGGTCTTGGCTCCTCTTCTATGGCAGCAGGTGCAGCGACACAAGCGGCCATGGAGAGTGCCCTACAAATTGCTGTGCAGGATGCTTCGACATTCTCCGCATTTGAAATGGCCAACCTGAATAACCGTCAACAGGCCCGTCTGGTCAATGCCCAAGCTTTCCTACAAATGGACATGGCTAACCTAGACGCTACCCAACAGATGACTATGTTTAAAAGTCAATCTATTATCCAAGGTCTGTTCACCGACCAAGCCGCAGAGAATGCCTCTAGGCAGTTCAATGCTTCCAGTCAAGGGCAGACAGACCAGTTCTTTGCATCGTTGAAGACACAAGTACAACAATTTAATGCTGCTCAGTCCAATGCTATGGAGCAATTCAAAGCTGGTCAGACAGACTCTGTGAGTATGTTTAACAAGCAGATGTATGATGCAAACTCTCAGTTCAATGCACAGAACAGATTGATTATCGACCAAAGTAACGCTGAGTGGAGACGTGCTGTAACAACAGCTAACAATGCTACACAGAACGAAGCCAACAGAACTGATGCAATAAACTCTTCCAGTATGACTATGGCTGCATACAATAACATGATGCAACGAGAGAGAGACTTCTACTCCTTCGCCTTTACTGCAGGGGAGAATAACCTTAATCGTGCTAATGAACTTGCACTAGCTAAGTTGGGCTATAACGCAGCAGACAAAGCAGCGTCTGGTGCTGCAAGTGCAGGTATGTGGGGGGCAATAGGCTCCCTTGGCGCTTCTCTTATTAGTGCGTGGTAAATAGATGAGCTATGATGGTGGACTAAAGGCACTACGTGCCAAAATGCTTTCTCAGGCAACTGGGAAGGAAGTGGCAGAGGAGAGGGGGGTTGAGTCCTTCATCTCCTCTAGAGGTAATGAACAACCCCAACAAGAAAGCTCTCAGGACATTCTTTCTCGTGGTGCCACTTGGTTGGCAGACATTAGAAAAGCTTCTGCAGAGTTTAAAGCTGCTAACGAAGCTGGTAATGCCTACACGAAAATCTCAAGCGGTGGGACAGATAGCGGTGTTGCATCTGCAATGGACAGTCTTGCAAGGGGTTTGTCCTCCAAGGTTGGGGGCAAAGAAGAGGAAGCTACACCAGAAGAACGTAAAGAAGCTTTTATCGCTAAGCGTTCTGACAGTAGCCCTTCCTCCTACGCACCACGTAGAGGGGGAGAGCCTGTCCCCAAGGAAGCTAATATACGGGATGTTTTGGATGCTCTGGCTGCAGTAGAGAGCCGAGGTTCTGGAGACTACGCTGCAGTGGGTCCGAAGGTGAACAAAGGTATGTACAAGGGTCAGAGAGCCTACGGACGCTACCAAGTCATGGAGGGTAACATTGCCCCTTGGACGAAAGCTGCAATAGGTAAGCCTTACACCAAAGAGGAGTTCCTCTCAAACGAAGCTGCTCAAGATGCAGTGGCTGCACACCAACTACAAAAATCTTTCGACAAGTACGGTACTTGGGAGGACGCAGCTTCGGTGTGGTTTAGTGGAAGACCTTTTACAACAAAAAACACAGCTAATGACGATTACACAAGTGTGCCAGAGTACATTAACAAGTTTCGTAGAAACTTTGTCAGATAAGGAATA